AACCAGCCCACAGAAGGCCCAGACCAATGATAGAGTTCATCGAGATTTTCAACTATGTAGCAAAGGTCGCTCGACCTGCTCATGTCAAAGTCGCAATTGCAGATTCAATGGCCGACACCTTCCAAGAAATTGGATTGGACAGTCTTGATGGTTTGGTCATGTTGATGTACTTTGATGACCTCTATGGAATTGACGACGCAGTCAGCAAGGAGTGGGCACCAACATCTGTGCAAGAGTTGCACGACCTTGTGATGGCAAACAAAACCAAAGAGCCAGTCTCAATGGAAGAAATCGTCGAGGCGTGCAAATGATCTTTTTGACCCACTACCGCACCGCTTCCACGACCAATGTCGAATTGCTTGACGACATCGTCTACCCTCAAAAGGTCAACTGGTTCCCTGAGACTTACAACCGAGTCAAGTCTGGCTTGGTCTATGTCCCCCACAAGTTGGCCGAGAAGGTGCTTGATCCTGAGTTGCTTACCTACCTGCGGGAGAACCCAGTAGGCAAGACGGCGTTCATCTTGGCCGCAGGCAATGCGCACTTTGCTGGCTTGAACCAAAGAGCCTATGACACTCGTCTGTCCTACACCTACAAGTTCCTACCATTCACCCTAACGCAGGTCTATGCTGGCAGGATTGCTCAGTCTTGCGGTGACATGGATATGGTGACCACCGACTCGTCGGCCTGCGCCTCCAGCCTCAAGGTAATGATGGATGTGGTCAACCTGATCGACTTCTACGACTACGACAGGGTCATTGTGTTGACGGTCGAGGACGGGGTATCAAACGCCGTTCTGGAGTTCTTTGGGGATTCCAAGGCGGTATTGACCGAAAAGCAGGAACAGGAGGGCATAAAGCCATCCGCTTTTGATTCGGTAAACGCTGGGTTTAGGGTTGGGCAAGGAGCCGCTTTTGCGGTGTTCGAGTCCGAGAGCGCCGTTTCCCGCCAAAGGGTTACTCCACACGCCGCCCTGATTGGTGCCTACAACGCGTCAGAACGCTCTACAAACGCCATTGGACAGTGTGAGGATGGTGAGGGCTTCAAAAAGGTTATTGAGGGCGCATTGCACTATTCCCATATTCGGGCAGATGAGATTAAAATTGTCAAAACCCACGGAACTGGAACAGCGTCCAACAACAAGGCCGAAAAAAGCGCCTTGAACCAAACGCTACAGGGATTCATTGCAACTTCGTATAAGCAGAAGATTGGTCATACGATGGGAAGCAGTGGACTCCTTGAAACTTTATTATTGTTGGGCGACATCAAGTCAGGATTTGTGCCAGCGATTGAGAACCGAACTGAAAGCGATTCGGTATTCCTTTCGGAATCGACAAGTCCCCCTGATGGTTTGATAATGAGTCTGGCGGCTGGGATGGGCAACATCTATTCCGCCGCAATATTTAAGGGGTTGTGATGCTGACCGATAGCAAAAAGAAGGAACTTAGTGTTGAGGCAGTCTTGATGATTGCGGCACAGCAGACGAAGTCTAAGTATTCTGCGGAACAAGTCTATGCGGCTCTCGTAAAAGAGATGAACATGGAAGGCACCAGCACCTATCGCGAAGGCAACACCGTGTTTTTGATGCATCACGCCAAAGGTCGTATTGGAACTTTCCGCGCCCTGAACGCTGACACTGCCAGAAACTATTTGGACAATTCCTACACATTTATCAAAGACGCATACGACATGGGTTTTGATATTCTTGTAAGCGATTTCCAAGACCCAACAATTATGAATCTCTTTAAAGGGATTTCAAGAAATCCTCCAAGAGAAGGCATGGGCTACCGCGCCGAGAGAACCAAAGATGGTTTTCGCGTGACGGTCAAATTAGGGCCAACACGGCCTGATCGGGAGTAATCATGTCAGCAGTGGTTGAATTTGTAAGTGATGTTGTTGGTGATGTCTTTGAGGCAGTCGGAGATGTTGTAGAAAGCGTTGTTGATGTTGTCAGTGATGTCGTTGAGTTTGTTGGCGACACCGTTCAAAAGGTTCTTGACGATCCTCTGCCAATGCTTCTGCAAATCGCTGGCGCGGCTGTTGGCATCCCGCCTATGGTCACCTCTGGTTTTATTACTGCGGCTCGTGGCGGCGACCTTATGGATGTCGTCTTGTCGGCTGGCACATCGTACCTTGCGCCTATGGTTGCTGGCCCAGTTGCGGGAACTCTGTCTGAGACTTTTCTTGATGCAGGCGTCAATAGCACTGTTGCCACGATTGTTTCCAACTCTGTTGGATCAGGTCTTGTTGCTGGAACGGTTGCAGAAATAAAAGGCGGCGATTTTACTGATGGCTTCACTGGCGGTTTTACTGGCGGTCTTGTTACTGGAGGCGTTACAACACTTGCCAATATTGTTTCTGACACCGTACTGACCACGGCAACCGATGCCATCAATTCTGTTGGCACTACAGCCAACACCGATTTCACGGCAGGCTTTGACGCTGGCTCAACTTCTACAACCACCACGACCACAACGGTTGGCGACACCTTCACCACTACTGTTGATACCTTTGATATTGTTGACACAAGTGGCACAACGGGCACCACTACAACTGGCACAACTGACACAAGTGGCACAACAACAACTGGAACCACGGGCACTGTAGATTTAAATACAGACGGCGGCTCTGGCATAGGGGCAGATATTGTTTCTCAAGTTACTGTTTCCAACATAGGCTTTGACAACACAGGTGTTGACAGCACATTCACTGGTGACACAACCACTACTGGAACAACTGGTACTACTACCACAGGTACAACTGACACCACTGGCACTACAGATACCACGGGCACTGTTGATACCACTGGTACTGTAACCACAGATACTTCTGGCACCACTGGCACAACAAACATTACCGACACCACTGGCGGAACAAATATTGTTGACACAACCCTGAACAACACTGGCACAACGACTGGTACAACGCTTACAGGTACAGATACGAGCGGCACTTCCAGTTCTGTTTTGAACAGTGGCAACACAACAGGCTCAACACTTATAGGTGATTCTGGTGGCTTGGATAGTGTGGCCGACATCATTGCAAGCCTTGACGCTGGTGCAGGAGATACGACACTAGACACAACGCTTGACACAGCATTGGACACAAAACTTGATACAACGCTTGATACAGCAGGCGACACAACGCTTGATACAACGGTTGATTCAACACTTGATACAACGGGTGACACAGCAGGTGACACAAAGGCTGATACCACTGTAAGTGGACTGAGCGTGCTAAATGATAATTTGACCAGTGATTCTGATGTTGCTTACATAGACGCAGACACTGGAGATGTCGTTCTCAACGATGAGGTTGTTCTCAATAACGATGTTGTTTCCAGTGACGATGTTGTTGGCGGCTTGACCGCAGTATCTGGCGATCAAGGTACGGACACAGTTGCAACCGCAGACACAGCAGGGGATAAAGTTGTTGTTCGCACGGGAGATGCTGTTGCTGATACAGGCGACACCTCTAGTGCAACGGATACCGTTGGCGGATTGACGCAAGTCCAGTCTGGCAATCTGAATGTTGACTCTGCCGCAGACGCTACAACAACAGGCGGCTTGAACCAGACCGCTGGCGCAAAAGATGATGTGTTTGGCAAGATTTTAAAAGGCGCAGTGACAAAGGCTGTGACTGGTGCCCTTAAAGGTCAAGTCAAGAGCGGCATCAATAAAGCACTTGGCGTTAAGACTGCCAAAACACCATCAATCAAAAAACAGTTGGTGGGAAATATTGCATCACAGTTTGGACAAAAAGTTGCTCCAAAAACAATGGACATATCAAAATTGATCCGAGTTCCAAGCACAAAGAAAACGGCTCCGCTTAAAGCAAATGTGAGCAAGTTGACACCAGTCTCCAACATATCTGGTTTGTCAACCTTGATTAAAGGTAAAGGATAAGCATCATGGCAATTTTAGAAAAACGCAGAGCAGTTAATCAATTGCCACGGTTCCAAAGGTATCAGGACACCCGTGCTGGTGACCGCTCTGCCGCGTTGCGTGGCGAGACTCCCATTACTTCAGCGATCCGCCAACTGGCGGGCACAAGTGGCTATGGCCCGATGGGCGACTCCGAAGGCTTCAACCCAATGGGTGGTGGCCGTGGAGGCATGGGCGGTGCTGGCCCTATGGGCGGCGCAGGAAAGGGCACAGTCGATAAATTTGGCAACATGGCAGGTCAGCCCAAGACTGCTGTTACATCGGCTCTAAAAGGCTCTACAGCCGCTGGAAAGACTACTGGCACTACTGCGGCTAATACGACATCCAAAATGCCCGGCTTGACTTCCAAGACTACGGGCACCACTGGCAAGACCCTGACCTCGACTGGAACTGGCGCGGCCAAGACTATTGGCGCAAAGACGCCTGCAACTACTGGCACAAAAACGAGTGGCTCAAACATTGGCAAGACATTGACCAGCGCGTTGGCTGGTGCCGCTCTCGGCGCTGGAACCAAGTTGGCTATTGACAGTTTGACTGGTGCAAAGAAGGTAACCGCTGGGACTGATAAGACTTCTAATACTACCAAAGGCTCAAGCAGTGGTACGGGCCTTAAAGGCAATGCCAGCACTATAGGCGGAAACCTTGGAAAATCAGTTGACAAGATAACAACTGGTGTTGTTGACAAAGTAGGATCAAAAATTGTTGACACAACCAGAGGCATAACCAAAGACACGGCCAAGGACACAAGCAAAACCAGCGGCACGGGCCTTACAAGTAAAACTAGCGGTACGGGTCTTACAAATAAAACCAATCCTTTGGGCACAAATATTGGCAAGAAAATTGTTGATAATACTGGTGTAACTTCGGTGGTTAAGAAAACTGGAACCAATGTTGGTACGCCTCCATTTGTTCCCAAGAGTGGAACTGGCGCAACCAAAACAGTTGGCCCTAAAACTCCCGTCACTAAGACTGCAACCAAGACCGCGCCCAAAACAGGCGGCTCTGGTTCAAAGACTGCTGGCCCCGCAACAAAAGGCGTCACAGCAAAGACCGCCGCTCAAATAAAAGCCGAAAACCCTGAGTTGACAGAAGAGCAAGTTCAGGCAGAACTGGATCGAATCAAGGCCGAAGAGGAATCATTGGGCGTTCCAGAGGGCGCTGAACAAAACGAGGACGGCACTTACTCAGTCACTGAAGATGGCATGGTCACCACCTATGATGCCGATGGAAACATCGTCAGCATGGAAGCGGCGGACGGCGCTGGTGACGACGCCAACGAAGGCGGTGATGATGTTGACACCACCACTGGCGACACGACCACGCAAGTCTTAGAAGACGGCACTGTTGTTACGCTTGACGCAAATGGTGATGTTGTTTCTTACACAGACGCCGATGGCTTGATGTATGACGCAGATGGCGATGTTGTTCAATCTGGCGGCGCAGACACTGTTGTTGGCTCCGACGGGGTAATTACTCGCGGCATCGGCACAACCGTTGGCGGTACAGATTCTTCTGATAATCAAGAGTTTTTCTCTGATGACGAGGGCAACCTGTACGACGCTGACGGCAATCTTGTTGAGTACGCCGATGGAACCCTTGTTGGTGATGACGAGTTCACCGAAGACGAAGTGGCCTACACCGATGAATACGGCAACACCTATGACGAAAATGGTGAATTGATTGCCGAGGGCGATCACTCTGATTATGTTCAGTACGATGAAGATGGAAATTCCTACGACTATGATGGAAACCTAATTGAGTACGCCGAAGGCTATGACTCTGAGGATGGGTATTCTGCTGACGACGAATATTCTGCTGAAGATGAATATTCCTATGACGACGAGTATGCTTATGAAGGCGACGACATTGACTACGATGTAAAAAAAGGCGGTTTAATTCATATGCAAGAAGGCGGCGAAACAGAAGGCGAAGATTATGAGGACGAAGAGATTGAGCCAGTTGAGGAAGAGGAAAACGAAGACGGCACGATCACTCAATACTTTGACGACGGCTCCTCCATTACCTACGACGCCGACGGTGAAGTTGTTGAAGTCACAGAGGCAACAGATGAGTCCGAGTCTGCATTTACGCCTCGCGGCATTACCGTTGGCGCAAACGGCCAGCGATATGGAAACCCAGACACTGCGGCCAACTATCGCACCGCAGGCATTGGCGAGGGCGCAGACCAAGACGCCTTGCAAGCATTCCTTGACGACATCCCAAGAACTAGCGCAGTAACTGGTGGCGACTCCAATGCAATCACTACCACACCATTAGAAGGCTGGCCTGAAGGTTTTGTTTCTAATGATGATGGCACGGCCACTTATGTGGACGATGACGGTAGCACGGTGACAATTGATGTTGACAGCAACATCGTGTTTGTGACTGATGCAAACGGCGATGTAGTTGCGCAAGACGGCCAACCAACTGGTGGCTTGACTCAATCAGGTCAGGGCAACATCCAATACTTTGACGACGGCTCTAGCATTGAGACATTTGATGATGGCTCACAAATTGTTTATGACGCCGATGGCAATGTGTTCAAGGCTGTTGACGCATACCAAACAAAATACGACGATGAAGGCAACGCAATTGTGACCGATGGCTTTGGCAACATTGTTGGCGTCTACGATCCCCAAGGCAATGTGATTCCTTTGGGTGGTGGTCGCGTGACTGGCCCTACGCAAGTAACGGGCGCAGGCGGCTCTGGCGCGATTGGCACTGATACCGAATCAGAAATCCAAAGAAAAATCAATGAACAAAAAGAAGGCAGGGCGACCAAAAGCGCAATTGATGACTTGCTTGCGGGCTTAAACACCTACGGTGGAGCGGGCGCGGCTGGCGCTGTTCTAGGTGCCTTGCTGAGTGACTCCGACCTGTTTGGAGGTGGTGGCGGAGGCCACAGTTTTGATATGACGGGCGTTGGTGCAATCAACCCACGCACCACTGACTTTGGCATTGGCCCAGCAAACTATGTTGGCTATGACGAGTACGGCACGCCAGAGCAGATGCCTGAACTGTATGGTCAAGAGTTGTATCAGAACCTAAACGCCCCCGGCTTCAACGAAGTGAACCCCGGTGACTACGCACGCTACGACGCCCAAGACTCTGGCCTTGACCAGTTCATCGAAGGCGACGCACAAGACCAAGAGATGGCCGATGAAGGTCAGGTTCAAGGCATGGCTGACGGCGGTATGCCTCAAGGCGGTTTAGGCCAGACAGCGCCTCAGACTTACTACACCTTTGGCACACCTGTTGACCCCTTGCAGAATCTGCGCAACCCTGCGCCGTTCCAGCAACAGCCACAGCAACAGCCTCAGATGCCTCCACAGGCCGCTCAGAACGCACAGCAAGCGCCTCCACAGCAGGCACTGCCCCAAATGGGTATGGCTCCAACACAGCCCTCTATCCCCCAAGGCGTGCCGCCTGCTGGCATAGGCATGAAGAGCGGTGGCCTGCCTGCGTTCTCAAATGTGCCAATTACCCAAGGTCGTTTGAACTTCCGCAAGGGCGCGTCAGTGCATGGCCCCGGCGATGGTCAGTCCGACGACATCCCTGCGATGCTGGCTGACGGCGAATATGTGATCGACGCTGAGACCGTGGCCCAGATTGGCAACGGTTCTACAAAAGCAGGCGCACAGGCTTTGGACAAATTCAGGGAAAATATCAGAAGGCACAAGCGGTCTGCGCCCGTGAATAAGATTCCGCCCAAGACTAAGGCGCTTACTTCCTACTTGAAAGGAGCCAGATAATGGCTGGACTGTTTCAGGGTGATCCCCTACCAGATGTAACGACGACGACGCAGACGCAAGCGACTGCGCCAGAGTTCTATACCAACTACCTTCAAGACATTGCCAACCTTGGTCAAAACGCCGTCCAGCAGGGCGGTGTGGCAGGCTTCAGCCCACTGCAACAACAAGCCTTCCAAATGGTGCCTGATTTGGCATTCTCTGGCGCTGGCTCAATGGGCGCGGCATCTCAGTTGTTAGGTCAGGCTGGCGCAACCACCATGCCTGATGTGGTGGCTGACTACATGAACCCCTACACCCGTGGTGTGGTGGATGAGATGGGTCGCCTGCAACAGCGAAGCATTCAAGAGAACATCCTGCCAAACCTTGGTGCGGCGGCGGCTGGCTCTGGTCAGTTTGGTTCGCGCCGTCAGCAACAGATCACTGGCAACTCTTTGCGTGACCTTCAGTCCGACTTGTTGGGCAAGCAAATGCAAGCCCTTCAGTCTGGATATACAGAGGCTGGCAAGTTTGCACAGCAAGACCTGACTCGCGCTTTGCAGGCTGGTCAAGGGTTTGAGAACTTGGGACAAGCACAGCAAGGCTTGGGTTTGTCTGGCCTCAAGGCGATGAGCGAGTACGGTGGTCAGCAACAGGCGCTCGGCCAGAAGATGCTTGACTACCCGATGGCACAAGCGCAGGCGTTCTCTCAGTTGCTGAAGCAGTACCAAGTCCCCGGAGGTTCTGTACAGCAACAAACTGGCCCACAGGCTGGCGCATACTCAAACAGCCCACTGTCTCAGATTGCTGGTCTGTTGACTGGCCTTGGCGCTTTTATGAAGAAGGCAAATGGTGGTGCAGTAATAATGAAAAACGGTGGGAAAGCCCAGCGTTCAAAAGCCCATGTCTATTTGGCACGCGGCGGTTCAGTAAAAATGGCGAGGTAATAAATGGCAACACAACCACAAGGTGGGTTGGGAGCAATGGCTCCCGTAAGACCTCCAGCCCCTGCTCCTCAACCAAACGCACAGCCATCTAATCCTGCGCAGGCCGCACAACGCATCTCTGGTTTAGAGCAAGAAACTCCTGCCGAGGAGGACTTCTTGGCGCGCGCTATGCGCAATAAGCGTGAGCAAGAGGCCGTACTCAATTCGCAAATTGAAGCGTTGAGAAGAAGCCTCGACTCTCGTATGAACGCACCATTCGACACCTCGTTGATGGCGGCGGCATCAGGCTTTTTGAGGCCCACAAAAACGGGTGGTTTTGGTGAGTCTGCTGGTTATGCCGCAGAGGCATATGCGGCGGAGTCTGAAAAAGAATTTGCCCGCCAGCAACAAATTCAAAAAGAAAAACTTGCGTTGGCAGAAAAGCAAAGCGCATTAGCCCAACAGGCTTTGCTGAATGACTACCGCAGAAGCCGCTCTGGCGAAGGCACAGAACTTGTGACTGGCGCAACTGGCGTGCCTCAAGCGGCCATTGCACAAAGCGCACAGAAGAACGCGCCAACCAAGACGCCTTCTTTCTCTGGACGACAGGTTACTCAGAGGATGATTGACGAGGCTCGGATGATTGACCCCACAGGGGGCTTGGCAAAAGAGTTGGAAGCAGAAGCCAAACTCAATCTGGAGGCGGAGAGGGTCAGTCTTGAGCGTCAGAAAGCCCAGCAGGGAGAGCGTCGGAAGTTTAAGTTACCCGGCCTTGAGAAACTTGGTGAGATTGAATTGGATGCTGACGAGCAGGCAGAGTACAAAGCCGTGCTTGCTGAGTACAGGAAGACTCGCGACCCTCAAGTCATGTACAACTATTACGACTCAAAGGGCTGGATGGAGTTGGGACAAGGCCAACCTAATTTGGCTGGCGCAACGCCTCCTGCTGAAACCGCGCCGCCTGCTGGCGCAGTGCCGCCAGCGGGAGCAAAACCACCTGCTGGAGCCGCGCCTGCTGTCAAGCCGCAATTTGAGCGCCCCAAGACACCGGGGGAAATTGAGATTGAAAAAGCGGGACAAATAGAGCGCGAAAAGAAAAAGATTGAGTCCGATGCCGAGCAACGCAATAGATTGATGCTGAGTCGGGATACCGCTCAAGAGCGCGTTATCGCGTCCAATTCAATTTATGGCATTGCAGAAAACAAAGACACTGGCAAGGTGTTTGAGTTGTTCTCTAAGCCAACGGTTCGTAATGCCATCATCGCGGCCACCACTGGCCCCGGAGGGGTTCGCACGCCGCTTGGCACGACCGAGATTGCGGCGCTCAAGCCCGCGCTGTTGCGTGCATCTGGCAACCCTGAATTGGTCAACACTGCAATGATGGTTTTGAGAAACAGCACGATGCTGAATCTGCAAGATACCATTTCATTGATGTCGAAGCAGGGCGCAATCACTGAGGGAGAACGCGCTTTGATTGCCAACTTGAACCCCAATGTGTGGGAAGACACCCGCAAGTCAGCGATGGCTAAGTCTCAGTTTGTGAAGGCTCGTGCTGAGTTTGACCGTGATGTGGCCGAAGATTACCAAGCATGGTTGCAGAAGAACCCCAACAAATTTGTGGACGACTTCAAGTCTTCAAAAGAGTACAAGGATTCGTACAACCACTACAACAAAGTCACGGGTGATTTGGCGAAGAAGTATTTCCCCGGCTTCAAGGGTGCGCCTGACACATCCCGTCGCGGCTCACAAGGCAACGCTGGTACTCTTGAGTCACAGATAAGGTGATAGGCCATGAAATTACCAAAACTTAATGAAGAGCAAAAAGTCAATGCACAAATGATTGCCGACAAGGCAAGAGAGTACGGCATTGACCCAGAACTTGCATTGGCTGTTAGTTGGGCAGAAAATAATTTTAAATCAGAGGGTGTGTCTCCAAAAAACGCTGTTGGCCCCATGCAGGTCAGGCTGACCAATGCAAAGGGTTTAAATTTAAAACCCGAAGACTTGTATGATCCTGTAATCAATATTGATGCAGGAATGAGAATTCTTAAAGAAAATTTGGATGCGCATAAAGGCAATCCAAGGTATGCGTTGATTGGGTACAACGCAAACCCAACTCTTGCCAAAAGTTATGCACAAAACAACAACACAGAATTACCTTTAGAAACTCAAAATTATCTTGCCAAAATTGGCGGGATGAGAGACTTGACCCAGACTGGGTTTATCTCTCAAGAAGCGCCAGTGCAACAAGCGCCCGCACCAACAGAAGATGACTTGAGTTACCTTGGCGCTCTTCCACCAGACATTGACCAAAAGGAGCCAGAGTTATCGGGAATTGATCAACTCTACCAACGCGCCCGCGAACTTGCGTCTGGCCCTGAAGGTGAAGTTGACAAGACTTTGTTGACTGGTGCTGGCGCTCTTGCTGGCACAGCCGTTGGCGCAACGCAGGCGGGTGTCGGTCTTACAAAAAAGATTTCAGATGCTTTAGACACTGTTGCGCAGAATAGGGGTGCGGGTACGACTAGTGGTGATGAAAACGCCCCCGGTCAAAAGTACAAGAAAAAAACTGGCTACGGTCGCGGTTCTGGCTACACCGTAGAAGATGTGGTGACAAACCGTGAACGCGCCAAAGGGCACGGTAAAGTCAGCGGCAAGATGTCCAAGATGTGGGGTGTCCCAGAGCGCGGCGAGTCGCTCATGGATATGCTGTACCGCAAACAAAAGACAGCCGAACAACTTGCTAAAGAAGCGGCCAGAAACAAGATGCTGGACAAGATTGGGTTTATTTCCAAGGTGCCAGTCATTGGCCCCGCAATCGCAGGCGGCAGTGCTGGATACGACATCGCTGACATGATTGATCGCTACGAGAAGGGCGACACATCAGGCGCGGTTATCAAGGGCATAGGCGGGCTTGGATCGCTTGCGGCTATGGTTCCCCACCCACTTACCCGCGCTGTGGGTACGGGCCTTGGTGTGCTGTCAATTCCTGCGGGAATGATCAATGACTACATTAAAGAAAAGGAATAGAATAGTGGCGGTAGTTGCAGTTGCCACTCTCCTACCCTTCGCCCCCAGCAATGGGGGCTTTTTTATTGCTCAAGGAAATCGGTTTGCCCGATCTTTAGCGGGCCGCTTTTAACGCGCCACTGAAGGTTGGTCTGGTTGTCGATGGTGTACATGATCAACCACGACAGCATCTCTGCGCTCAAGGTGTCCCCGCACTCCGAAACATCCCAATACTTGATGCCCTCGACCTCGCGCTCAGTGACGATGGCTTTGGACTTGTCTGGCCGCATCCACATGGGGAGCGTGTCCTCTTTCAGCCACACGCACTTGTAAGTCTGGCAGGGTTCTTCTGGGCGGGACTCGTAAATACTGCAACCCTTATCAAGATAGAAGCAGGCACGCCCCGGCTGGAAGGTGTGGCCGTGGGCCTTCCCACTTAGCCAGCCCTCACAGCAGGCTGTGCATTCACCGCAGGCGCGTGCTGGCATTATCGGTATCACTTTGTCGGTCATGCGTTTCCCGCTGGCGTCATAAAAAGAATTTGCGTCTGTATAAACTGCCGCTGGGCCTCTTCGACACCAGCATCAAATCCTGCCGAGAACGCATCCATCAAGGCTTCGTCTATTTCGGCCTCTGATTTTCCAACGAGCGGGAGACCTCTGGGTTCATATGGCTTACGATCTTCACGCATCTTTGATGTTCCTTTGCGGCAATGATAGGCTCAACATACGCCGCAATTTTGTGCGCAAATTGAACGATGTCTACATCGTCAGCAACAACCGCATTAGGTTCATGCAGATCGCAGTAGAAAAAAATTTGTTTGATGGTTTCTTCACTCAGCATTTTTGTTCTTCCAGAGTTCCCAGTTGATGATAGTGGTTCGTGCAATTGATCGTTGCGCCAGCGCCTTGTAGGGATTGATGTCATTGTCGAGAAACTCTTCAACAATCATGTCTTTTTGTAGGAACAGTTCTTGGCGCTCGGCCTTTTCCTTGCTCTCCCACAAAGAGCCATCGCTGGCTTTGAATGCTTCTATTTTTTCCATGATTACTTGTGGTCGTTCTTGAGTTGCCAGAATGCCAGAAGGTGCATGAACATCTCCCAGCCTGTGTTTAGGTCTTCGAGAGGCCATTCCTTGACCACCACGAGACCCGGCACATTGCGTGAAACAAACACATTGGCGCACCGTGCAGTGGGCACACCAAGGCCAACGCGGTACGCGGCCAATTGCATCAGATGCTCATCGTATCCACCAATCTTGTCTGGGTCGGTGAACTCTTTGGTTTTGATGTCAGCCACAAAGCCGCCGTCCGATTCAGAATAGAGGTCGCATTTGCCCCCAAAGCCTGCCTCGTGCGCAAAGGCTCGTTCGCTGATCCATGTGCGTGGGCCAGCCCAGTTGTCAATTGCTTGCGTGCAGGCGGCAACCATCTCGGCGTGCTTACCTGTTGTCTGTCCTTCATAGTGTCCTTGTATTGATGCATGGATGTCTGTTCCAGCATCCGCCGCAGAACGACCCTGTTCTTTAGAATCGTTGATGATTCGGTCGATGTATTCCTTTTCAGGTTCGTCTGGGCGGCGTGGAAGCGTTAACGCCGCATACAACACTTGCTGTTGCATCCAAGCCAGCAAGGCTGGTTTTGCGGCGATGTTAAGGATTGTAGTGACACTGGGCACCAAGTTCATCGTGCGGGCGTCGCGCAGGGTGGTGTTGCGTTGACCCCCCTTCTTGGCCTCTACGGTGTACATAGGCACCCCGTCACGGGTGTACCAGTGATTTGACTCAGATGCTCGTGGTGCCGATGCTTGTAGCATTTTCTTTCTCCAATTTTTTCTTTGCGTGATAAGCCTTCACTGCGGCGCTTATTTTTGCTCGACCCTCTGCGCTCATTGTTGATTGCTTTCGAGGCTTCTTTGGCGGTGTTTTTTCGCCTTCAAGTGCCTTTATTTTTCCAGATAGACAAAGCATTTCTGTACTGAGGTGTTCAATACGGATGCAGAGTCCTTTAAGAGCCTCTTCAATTTGGTTTTTTTCTTTAGTTGAAATAAACATTGCCACTCTCCTTTTTGATTAAAACGGGATGTCGTCGTCCATGTCGTCAAAGCCTGAACCTTTGGAGGCACTTGGGGCTTTGGCGGATTGATTGCCTTGACGGGCCTGCCACTCTGGTGACAGTTCAATCTTGGCGCGAAGGTTGTCACTGAAGGACTCAAACATATCCATGTCTGGGCTTTCAATGTAGAACGCGGCGCACTTGTTGTGGCCTTCAGGCAGGTTCGCCTTCATGGCCTTGGGCACCGAGTTGATGTTGGCAATGTTGGTGTACTCCTTGCCGTTGTTGCCTACCGCCTTGGTGATGGCAATCATTGCCCAAGCGCCAAGCACATTGTCAATTTGAAAGCCGCGCAACTCGTCGGCAGTGAACTCTTTGCCACGCCAAGTCTGTAGGTCTTTGCGCAGGGTGGCCTTCTCGGCCAGTGACAGCGTGAAGTTTTTGCTGATCGACATTGGCTCGTTCTTGGCCGTGACCAATGGTTTGCCTGCGTCGTCTTCACCATGCACCTCAAACTGCAACATCACCTTTGGCAGATTTTTGATCTGGCCGAGGTATTCGCTCTTTTGTGTGCCAAGGTCAACGATGCGGTAGCACCGCGCCAAGTACATCCCCGGGGGCACTGGGGTAAAGGTTCCGCCACCGCCGCTTTCTCTCGCTATTAAAGCCATCATTCGCTCCTATTTTCAGTTGATTTTGGCCGTCTAGACACCCCGCATTCAAAGCGGATGGTGTTCCAGTCGTCCTCGTTTGCAACGCCTGTCTCGGCCCGTTCTAGAGCCTCCTCAAGCATTTGTTGCCTCTCCAGCATTGCTTGGTTGTATTCTTCTTCGCTGTGCATACACTCTCCCTTCGCTGTTGATGAGTTGGTATCATACACACATTAACTTATTTTGCAACAACCCTTGCACAATTGTTTTTTTGGTGTATGATCAAGTTTCACTAACACATGGAGTCGAGATGACGCTAGAGGAATTTTTCGAGGATAAACCAAGGGGTGCGAAGATTGCGTTGGCACGACACTTGGGCATTACCAAGCAGTGGATGGCCGCACTCATAACAGGCCGAGGGTTGGCAAGCGCAGAGGTTTGCGTTGCCATTGAACGATACACAAAGGGCAAGGTGTTGCGTGCAACATTGCGGCCCGACATCTTTGGAGACATCAAGTGATTTGGTACAAATTCTATTTGGGCGACTACATCACACACACCAACCACCTGTCGGATGCTGAAGACTTGGCATACCGCCGCCTGCTTGATTTGTACTACATCAGCGAGAAACCAATCCCACTCGAAACCGAATCGGTTGCACGCAAAATCCGCCTAGATTTGGACATAACCGAATCGGTTTTGGGGGAATTTTTTGACAAGGGTGTTGACGGGTATCGAAACAGTCGTTGTGATGCTGAAATCGCAAAGTATCAACATCAAGTCGAAAATAATCGACAACTCGGAAAGCGAGGCGGCAGGCCGAAGAAAACCGAATCGATAACCGAAACGAAACCGAAGGTTAACCCTAAACAGATACAGATACAGAATAAGAATATATCGTCGGTGACACCGACAACATCCCGATTCGACGACTTCTGGTCTGCTTGGCCTTCGTCAAAAAGGAAGGTGGCCCGCGCCGAGTGCGAGAAGAAGTGGTTCAAGTTAAACCTCGACAAGGTGGCCGACAGCATCATTGCAAGCGTAGGCAAACTGAAGAACACCGAGCAGTGGACAACAGGCTTTGATCCTGCGCCATTGACCTACATCAACCAGCGCCGCTGGGAAGACGATGCAGGTGAAGCGCCAGCAGGGCGGAGGGTGATATGACCCCAGCCGAGCGTTTTGTTTCGCGTCTAGGCAAGGTCAGGGGCCGTAACGGTTCATGGACTGCACAGTGTCCAGCACATGAGGACAAGTCACCATCGTTGTCAGTTCGGGAAACCGAAGATGGCCGCGTGCTGGTGCATTGTTTTGGTGGATGCGCGGTGCATGATGTGGTTGGCGCAGTCGGCATGGACATGAACGACTTGTTTCCGCCTGACGACAAAAAGCGCGACTGGAACGACACAGGCAAGGCCAAGGTCAAGCCAGCGTTCTATGCCAGCGACCTCTTACGCATTGCGTCGTTTGAGTGTCTTGTGGTGATGCTTGCGGCATACGACATGGCAAAAGGCAAACAACTCAGCAATGAGGACATGGAGAGATTAAAAGTGGCACAACAGCGAATAGAGGAGGTAGTGGTTTATGCAGGTATCTGAAATACAAAAACGGGCCAAGGAATTGGACGAGGCGCGTCGCATTCGGATTGTCAAGCCCGATGAGGTTGACTTCGAGAAGTACATCAAAGCCAACGACGTTGGTCAGAAGGTACGCGGCGCAATGGAATTTTTAGAAGAGGTGCGCGATGACTTCATCAACCCGAAGGATGAGCCACAGCAAATGATGCCGTGGCCGAAGACGCACCAAGGTTTTGGCTTCCGAGCAGGCGAGGTGACTTTATACGCTGGCGGCAACGGTGGCGGTAAGTCGATGGTCACTGGGCAGATTGCTTTGCATTTGATCAAGCAGGGCCAGCGCGTGATGATTGCATCGTTTGAGATGAAGCCCAAGCGCACTCTGACTCGTATGCTTCGACAGTTTGCGGGTGAGAACATTTACAGCCCCATGTTCGTAAACAAGCAAAAGTATTTTATGGATTTGGTCACAAGGTTGCAGGACTTCTCGCACGGCAAGTTGTGGCTGTACGACCAGCAGGGCACGGTCACATCACAGCAGGTGATTGCAGTGGCTCGATACAGCGCCGTCGAGTTGGGTGTGCAACACATCTTCATTGACTCGCTGATGAAGTGCGTGTCTGGTGAAGACGACTACAACGCACAGAAGATGTTTGTCGATGAGTTGACCGCGCTGGCGCGTGACCACAACGTCCATGTGCATTTGATTCATCACATTCGCAAGTTGGCAAGCGAAGAGATACAGCCAAACAAAAACGACATCAAAGGTTCAGGCGCAATCAGTGACCAAGTTGACAACGTGCTGATGGTTTGGCGAAACAAAAAGAAGGAACACCAAGCGCAGACTGGCCCAGTCGATCCAATGATCCCTGATGCCATGTTGATGTGCGAGAAGCAAAGGAACGGTGAGGCCGAAGACTGGTACTCGCTTTGGTATCACAAAGACAGTCAGCAGTTTGTTGAGTACGACAACAGCGTGCCGATGTCTTTCGATAATGGAGGAAGATTTTGAATGAAACGTATGAAGGAAAAGGAGAAGATGAACATCGGCATCGCTGTCTCGTTCGATGGGTCATCCAAAAAAGACTACAAGATCGTGACGGTGCTTACAAGTGGCTCAACGGCTACCGTGACCACTTGGGCAGATACCACAAGGGGTGGAATGAATTACATCCCAAGTCGCGTCTTGAGGCAGATGTTCGAGAACAGTGGGCAAAGGGTAATCGAGGAAACGAAGGAGAATGGAAATGAAAAAGCAAGATGCTGAACTTAGCCCTTTAGCAAGGCAACTACTTGGCAACTCTGGGGCCATGAAGTTATTTACGCAAACTGAATTTGATGAGGCATTGAGAGAAGCGAAAGCGGAAATCATGGCAATCGCAATTCAGACCAGCAAGCAAGCAATTGCAATCGAGCGCAACGCGTGCGCAGACCTTGCGTTGCAGTGGAGCCAAGAGGAATTGTCTGAGGCTATTCGCCATCGCATGAGGCCAGTTAATGATTGAGATCACACTGCCGTGGCCTCCATCGGTCAACACTTACTGGCGCAACTTTGATGGCCGCATGATCATCAGCGCACGAGGCCGCGAGTACCGTGAGTTGGTTGGTGACCAGATGACGCTACAAAAAACAGTGAAGCATTTCAAAGGCCCACTGCGTGTAGTGATCGAGGCATGGAGGCCAGACAAACGACGCAGGGACTTAGACAACCTGCTGAAAGCAACCCTCGATGGATTGGCCCATGCTGGTGTGTACGAAGACGATTCACAGATCGTTGACCTGCGCATCTACTGGGCACCAGACATCGGTGGGATGTTAAAAATAAAGATCGAGGAGATCGAATGAAACAAGAACCTGAATGGATTGACATCGTTGCGTTGATTGCGATGCACTCGTTGTTGCAGACAGCACCAAAGAACGCAAGGAACGAAGACATTGCATACGAGGCATACAGGCAAGCGGAGGCAATGATGGAGGCAAAAGAAAATTATGGTGAGTGACCTCTTTAATATTTTGATGATTATGTTGATGTTGACTGGCGCGTTGTGTTGGATTGCAACGATTCTTTTGTGTTGGTATTACTGGTCTTGTAACAAAAAAAAGGAGAAGTAAATGTTTGAATCATTCGGAGATTTTTTTTGGACATTCATGGCAATGAGTGGTTTCATGTTTTGGATTTGTTTGGCAATTTTTGTTGGCATGGTGATCAAGCGCAATCGCGAAAAGAAAAGGAAAATGTTTTATGAGTGAAGAACGAGACCCACACAAAGCGGTGGACTACATTTTGAAGAACGCCGCGCTGTTTGCAAAGGCAAAGGCAGAGCGCACATACATCGAGCATTACCGAAAAAGTCTGAAGGGCATATTGATGAAGCGAAGCATGGAGACCGCGATTGGTGCGCAGGAGCGCGAAGCGTATGCACACCCAGAGATGATTCAATTGCTTGAAGGATTGAAGGAGGCTGTGGCTATTGAGGAGCGTCTGAAATGGGACATCACGGCGGCTGAATTGCGCGTGGAAATATGGCGCACTGAGCAGGCGAACAACAGGGCCGAAGGAAAGGCCACGATGTGAACACCTTTCAAGCAACCGTGATGCA